GATGTACAAGCTAAAATATATTGACCTGGAATACATAAAGTTGTATTATTATAGAAAGAACGCATAAAAAAGGAGGACTGTGTAAAATGGCAGAATCAAAACGCAAAAATATATATAATGGAAGTATTTCGTATTCCAGATTATGGGAAACAATGGAACGAAGAGGGGTAAAAAAGATTGATCTAAAAAACAAAGATACTTTTAACATGTCACCGACACTGGTTAACAAGTTGGTTAAAAATCAAAATGTTAGCGTCGATACTATAATGTACTTGTGCGAAAGGTTGGATTGCCAGCCGTGTGATATATTAGAGTACAAAAGAAATACACAATAATGTATTTTGTATATTGACAATTAATACATGATAATGTATAATAAAGACAGTTGAAGAAAACCATTTCAAAAGCCCATTCGGGCGGGGCGGTCGCCCCTAGTAACTGGAAACCTTGCATGGAAAAATATGGAGGAATAAAAATGAAAATACAGGGAATCGGAACAGTAAGAAAAGAAGTAGCAATGCAGTTTTTAACAGAGGACGGAAAGAAAGCCGTGAAAAGTGGTGAGATCACCACACAGGAGCTTGGAGAAATGTATAAGCTTCATGAAATTAAAAAGCTTTCCAAAATTGGAAAGTGTAGCGATTTATTTGCAAATTGCTATAAATGGATTCCGGAAAGCCTACAAGAAAAGCTTTCTCCGGAAGAGCTGGCGCAGCTCACAGATGTATTTTATGAATGCTATGGAGCCGGAAAAAATGCACAAAAATAGAGCTTAACTAAAAGCTCTATTAAAAAAACTGTAAATAAAATTATTTCAATCCGTAGCTAAAAGGGGATTGCTATTTAGCCCGCCTGTAAAGCATCCATCACAGGTGACAAAATAAGTATATCTCTTAATTGCGGAAAAGTCAAGAATAAAACCACACAGCCCCGGACAGGGGCGGACAGGAGGAAAATAAAATGAAATTAAACACATTATCGTACGTCCTTGGAGCAGAGGACACAATTGAAACTGGCAAAGAATATTATTTCGGCCAGCTCTGGGACGGCGACGGAGACGGCGAGGAGTACATTGTTGATTTCGAGATTCTGGAAGCTGCGGAAGATATTTTGCAGACCCGGGTTAAGGTTATCGGGATTAATTAACAGGAGAAAAGAAAAATGATTAAGAGAGTAAAACTTGAAACCATTTACAAAATGGCTAAAGAAGATAACGAGGAAATAAAAGATCGTAAACTTTTCCCGGACGGATGGGATGAAAAAGTCTACGATTATTATAACAAATTGTCAAAAGATTCATACGACGTTGAAATGTTCATGGAATTTCTGGGCGGCGAAGATTCACCGTTAGAACAGGCGTACGCATACAGGAGAAACATGTATATCATGTTGTACACAATGAACGCAACAGATACGATAGCATTTGTCGATGGCGAATATGATATATTCTACATCGTATCAAAAGACGGCGACGATTATAACAGTTGGGAATGGTGCTTTACAAACAATATTGACCCGATCAAATACAGGGGTGACGATGGAGACGAACCGGTACCAGAATGGCTCATAAAAAAATACGAAGAACAGATAAGAGAGGAATAGGAACATGAGAAAATATGATTTAGTAAAAAGAACGATGGAATTTAACCGCAGAGACAGAAGAGAGATCAAACAAGGATGTACAGCTTTGGATCCGGATCCCGAATACATAAAAACGTTTGACGATCTGGAAGAGGCTAAAAAGGAACTTGCAAAACGCAAGACAAGCGTCAGCAAGTTTGAAAATCACAATATGACGTTTTACTCAGTTGAGGAATATGTGATTGAGGAAAACGAGTTCGAGTTTGACAAGGACGAAGGAAAGCTCGTGCAGACGGGCTTTATAGACACATTAGAAACAACTTCAATGGAAATCGAAGTTGTTGAAAAACCCAGCTATGAAACAATTGGTGTTTATTCCAGCTTGGAAGAGGCGGAAGAGGCAGCAAACGAGTACGACGGAGACGGAGAGTCCTATATAATGCTTTAAAAAAATAAGTCGGAAACACAGGACGGAGTTTTACGTTTTGGAAAGTGTCAACCCAGACGAAGACGCGCCCAATCATTACGATGGAGACATCGTAAAACGTTGGAAATAAAAACATGGAGGAAGAAATACCCGAAAGTCTGTATGACGATATCCTTGAAGGATTCCGAGCAGACAAGGAAATGAACGTATGAAAGCAGTAATGATACAAGGACATATGGACACCGCCCGGTTTTCAATGCCGGGATGGAATGGCAAGCGGGGCGAAACATACCCGCTTCCGCCTTTTTCTACAGTTGCTGGGATGGTTCATTTTCTTTGCGGGTGGGATAGCTGGCATAACATGAAGATATCTGTATCCGGCAATGGAGTCCTGAACAAGCCGGAAATTTGCATGAGGTGGCGCGGCGGAACTGTCTCAGGATCAGAAACGGAGGAATTTAAGCAGCGTTTTCCGGTCAGGGTAAAATCTGGGGATTCGTTTGTAGGCTGGGTCAATACACCAATTTACGAAAATATGGTGTCTGATCTGGACCTGAGATTGCACATTATGCCAGAAAATCAGAAAGAAGTTGATGTGATCTGCAGAAAGATTCTGAACCCGCGGATATTCCCAAGCCTGGGACGACATGAGGACTTGATAAGAATTGACGACGTGCAGGTTGTTGATGTTTTGCCAGCACAGGAAATGACACTTGATATGTGCACTTATGCACCGGCTACGGCAGAAACGCCCGGAACTGTTTACACAGTTCACAAAGATTACACGATTAGCAAGGGAAAACGAATATTTAATGATGTTCGAGTAAAATATTTAGATAGAGGAACAAAAGTAATTACAGATTGTGATAATTTAAACAATCCTTGTTTTTTTATCTGATCTATAGTATTATTTAGACAACAATTACTGAGGTAATTGAATGTAAATTTGAAATAGTACTGAATAAGTGCAAATTTTAATATTTCCATAGTGGAAAGACGCAAAATAAGCCCCTGAGAGATAATCCCGGGGCTTTCGCTGTCTTATTCTGGCGGCGTAATGAGTGAGGGGAACAACCCGCCGCCGAAGTTGTTAAAATACATTTATCACAAAACTGTCGAAGTTGTCAAGCAAATTTTTTTTATTTTGGGGCTTGATTTTTAAAACCGATGTGGATAAAATAAAATCAACGACAGGCGACGGAACTCAGGAGGGGAGCGACAGCCAGAGCGCGAAAAGAATAAGAATTTAGCAGCCAGATCACGCCGGACAAGGTGCCGGAAGGTCTGGCTTTTTGTGTTTAATAGACGGAAAATGACGGTATTACGTTGTGTATAAATATATAATAACTGTCTATATAATCCCCTCCAAGATTCTAGAGACCTAGAGTTTATTAATATATATATGCTATACAGTACCGTATAGATATATAGAGTTAATAAGAATAATGTAACGGTAAAAATAAAATCAAATAGACTGTTGACAGTGATATAAAAGTATGATAAAACAGAATTAACAACTGAATAAGCCGAAAGGCAATAAGAATAATAAGACTATTTAAGACGATTAAAACCGAGCAGATTGGAAAGAAGAAAGGGATTTAGAAAGGTCCTGGAGTGTATCTGCAAACGTGTTTTTGTCGTCTTTTTTTATTTCAATTTTTGGAGGTGATACAGTGAAAAAGAGTAATACAACAGTGACAGAACAGGGAATAGAAGTATATGAGAATGATATATACAGGCTTGTGGACGAATATATAAACACTGTGTTACAAGTAACTCCGGAAGAATTTGATACACAGAGAGAGTATAAATATACTGTTGCTGATAGTTTTGTTGATATGATTTTTTATATTGCTGATAGAATACCGAAACCAAGTAACGATGATATAGAGTTGCTGGATAATATATTTAATATATTTGTCAGGGTATGTAGCAAATACAATGTGTTACCGACATTAGAAGTATTTAGCTTTTTAGTTAATATTAATCGGTCAACATTTAGTGATTGGATGCGTGGGGACTATAGAACAAGCTCATCGCATGGCACCACGGTTAAAAAATGGTTCGATATCTGCAAGAATTGTACAGTCAATAGATTGAACAACCAGCCCGGCACAAATGCCAATTTGATATTTGTTGCAAAAGCAGCTTATGGAATGGCGGAGACAGCACCAGTGCAGACGGCACAGCAAGACGGCATACCACATCAGACAGCACAGCAGATCGCAGATAAGCACAGGGCGGCGCTTGAGCTTCCAGAGATGGAAAAGCCGGAGCTGTAACAGATCAGAGACCTGAAGAAGTACGCAGAGGGCGGACAAAAGAGCATGGAAACAGCTTAAATAGTGTAAATTGTATAACATATACAATATAAAAGAACTGTATTTGTTTAATATGTACACCAATCTATAAAAAAAACTGAAGTTTGTCGTATAGATACATATGTTCAGGATAAATAACCGCTCTCACACATTCCCTTGACCACTGCCGCAGGCCATTAAAGGTCAGCGTTAAACCAGGGAAGCGGGAACCCATGGGGCGGCGGGCTTCCCTGGTAGCGTCCGGCATGGATACCGGGAGGGGGTCTATATAAGTCCCAACGCACGCCGAGTGAGTACTCCGAGTTCCCGAAAAATTAAAAAAGCCTTCTCCAACAGCAAGGCTTAAAAATTCCAAAAAAAATAAAAAGAGCCCCTTGTCAGAAAGGCGAAATAATGAAACAGATCGTAAATAATGACGGATATCTGAGATCAGCGTTAATGGATGTAGCTAATCAGCTTTTGAATGTTTGTAATGAAACAGGAATCACGAACATTCAATTAACAACAGCATCTTGGGAAAACGATAAAGGCATTACACTTTTAGCAAAAACCGGAGATAAACCGATTCTTTCAGTAAAAATGGACGCTGCCTATGAAAAAGAATAACCCTCAGGGCGAATCAATCCGAATCCGGCTCACATATCAGTTAGAGCAAAAGCTCATTGCCGAGAAGAATCGAACCGGTAAGAGTGTGTCGCAAATTACCAGAGAAGCATTGGAACAATATTTTCGAAAGAGGTAGCTAAATGTCGATACTTGAAAAATTTTTCAAAAATAAAAAAGGACTTTCTGAAAAACTTGAGACACATCCGCTTGAAAAACCTTTACAGTGTGACAAAGTGTATGAATATCATCACAAGAAAGCTGTTCTGGAAGACGGAAAACTGTATGATACGGAATTAGCAAAAAAAGTTTTTACAGACGAATCAAGTTTAGAATATATCACGTTCGGTAAAACAAAATGCAGAGCTTATTTCATAACTCCCTATGGGAATTGGTTTTCTGCCGAAGTAGAAACTGAGAACGAAAGTGGAATCACTGATGTTGGCGAATACCGTATACAGGTTTTAAAAACAATCTTTACATATAGTAATCTTCGCATAGAACAAGAAATCACAGTTAAATCCCTAATCGGGAAAAACGATTATGAATTGTACAAGAAGTATTTCGGAGAGGTAGAAGAGGGATGATTTCAGAAGAATACAGCGAACGATTCGACCAGCTTCGGAAGAATCGAGTTGAAACCAGCTTTTATAAATATGGTCCAGCGAAGAAAAACTTTCAGACCGGAAACGTACAGGCGCTTCCTACAATGGAACGGTGCATTGAAAAATATAATTCCACTGGGAATACAGAATACCTTGTGGATGCGGCAAATTACCTTATGTTTGAGTTTATGTACCCGCAGCATCCTAAAGCACACTTCAAAGCCACAGACAGCAAAGATAGCGCCGGGATAGTTGGAATTAGCGTGAAAGAAATGGAGGACTTGAAGAATGAGCGATTTTAGCGTACCAAAAGTAAAAATCATAAATCCAGTAGGCTCAGGCTGGAGGGGAACGCAATGTTTTATTAACGGAACAGAAATCAATCGTGTAAGATCAGCAGACTTTCATGTCGCATTTGATGAATTTCCAACATCTGTTTTTGAATTAATGGCTTTGCCGGATATTGAAATGGAATCTGAAGTAAAATTCTCATACACACCGCAGTCCGTAGAGGACGCAGTAATAATCATGAGACACGAACTTCTGGCACATGGAGAAGTTTACAATGGCTTCAAAGCAAGCCTTAAAACAGCAATTGAGAAGTATTGCACCTGCGGTTTACCATTCGAGCCAGAAGAAGAAACTGCCGGTAAGATTCTTGATTTCATGATCGGAGAGGAACAAAGAGAATGATTTTAGCAAAATTCGTAGCAGCCATGTTAGATATTGCTTTTTTTACATTGGTCTTGGCATTCCTCATATCACAGGACGAAGCCGAAAAGAAAAGCAATCCAATAGCGTCGGCAATATTTATATTAATGGAAATATGTTTTGCAGTTAATGCAGTTGTGATTTTTAGATTATAAAGGAGGATGCGTAAAATGCCAAACGAATTAAAAGAAACTATGGAACTTATGAACAGTGCTGATTATAAGGACAGATTTAAAGCCGAATATTATCAGGTATCAGAAATTGTCTGCAATGCTTGAAAAGTGGGATAAAGGAGTGCTTCCGTTTACTCCAACTTGCCCGAGAAGTACATATAATATACAGGTGAAAGCCATGACCGATTATATTGCAATATTAGAAGCAAGAGCAGTTATGGAAGGCGTAGAACTTTAGACTATAAGGAGAACCCAATGTGGTTAGCATTCACAATACAAATTCCCCTGTTCACCATACTGATTGAGCGGGTGAAAATACAAGAAAATCAGAAACCTGCCGTTCTCAGGTTCGGGAAAGCCTTTGAATCTGACAGGTCGAGGCATCCAGAGTAGCTTAGGTCTGCGCCAGTGAAATACGATTGAACAATTTCCCAAAGTAACTGGCGCGGACTTAACAATATTAATAGCTATGATGCTTTCTAAAACCACCAGAATATATCACATTTCCGGGAACGCCAACCCGGAAAGCAATGGGCTATCGCCAAGTGGTAAGGCACAGCACTTTGACTGCTGTATTCGCGGGTTCGAATCCTGCTAGCCTAGTTAGCCATATCATTGGCATGGTATAGTTCCTCTGAAATACCATCTATCACATCAGGGGATGAATAAAGGGACTTCAAACGTCCCGGATGGTTTCCACATTTTGTGGAGCAGCTGACCCTTTGTTGCGACTGAGAGGGCAAGAATCGCAACAGTGGAGATAATTACTCTTGAACTGCAATAAAAAAAGTCTCCACTCAGGAAGTTTAGCTCAATTGGTCAGAGCATTCGGCTCATAACCGAAAGGTTCCGGGTTCGAGTCCCGGAACTTCCATTGCTCCTATTAATGCCACCCAAGCCGCTATCTGGGTGGAAAAACTTATCAGAATTATGACGTTGGCGACTATGATGACCACGATACGGCGTGCAGATCACGTAGAGCCATTTCCGTTTTCTGATATCGTTCCAGAGTTTTAAAGATTGCGCACGAATCTTGGAGTTTCAAGGAATGTAAAAAGGAAATCCGGCGTTCTTCCCGTATTTCTAAAAAGCAAATATCCGAAACAACTCCGTGAATCCAGACGCGGTTATTAAATTGGATAGTGGAAAGCATAACACGATAAACCTATTGCTAACCGGCGAATTGCCGGTTCTGGGAGAATATTCCGTAGAGGTAGCGGTGCAGACTGTAAATCTGTTGCCTTCGGGCTCGGGTGGTTCGACTCCATCTTCTCCCATTTGCAGGGTAGAGAAGTGGAATCTCGCAAGGCTCATAACCTTGAGATCGGCGGTTCAAATCCGCCTCCTGCAATTCGTGGAATGTACGCTAGTGGCAAACTGACAAAGTCGCGCTTTGGTCTCCGGTTCGATTCCGGGCGTTCCGCTTTAATCCGCTTAGAGTTAAGCTGTTTGTATACAGGCGGTCTATGTCTCAGGTGGGTTTACGCATGAGCGTAAACGTACAACTCACTAGGCGTTTGCGTAAAAAACTTTTTAGAGAGATGAGACTACGGGCCGTGAGAAGTGATAGTCGGCAATTCTAAAAGAACCATCTAGTTCATGCGTTTTACGATGGAAAGGTTAATGCTTATCTGGATATTTTCATCCGGTCCGAAAGCATGTGATGTGGGAATCAACCCAGTTTCTTTTCGGAGAACTGGCCGTTATAGGCGGTATGGAATGTAGCTCAGTGGTAGAGCAATGGCATTGTAAGCTATGTGCCGCAGGTTCGATTCCTGCCTTTCCGATTCCAATGAACTGCAATCATTGGAATATTTTTCTCTTACTTCGTTCGGTTCCAGTGTTTCTCGTTGGGAGATTTATGCCGTTCAAGTCGGCACACTGGACTTTTTTAAATTTAAAAGCATGAGGATGAACGTTGAAAGAAAAAACCGGAATATTATATATAGCCGTAAACCATGAGGATTCCGAGTGGTTTTTGCATACATTAAAAAGTAGATTATTTGATTCTACAAATGCGATATTAAACCGCAATGTTATGACATTAGAAACAAATAATTACATTGTCGAAACAATCACTTTATTTAATCACATATGGGATAGCCGATCATATCCGGCAGAAGCGTTTTTACTTAGTAGTAAGCCTTTTGAAACACAAATACCAAGAATCAAAATTCTGTCAAATGAATTTTCAAGAATAGAAACCAAATTAGCTATTAATGCAAAAGAAATCGACATGGAACAGCTTGTACATGCGCTAAATCATGATATTGTTCCGTATACGGAAAATCGTAGCATATGGGAGAGAAATTTAAAATGCAAGTAGCAGGAAAAGAAATTAAAGACGAATGTTCTAAATGCGGAAACATCCTTGAATGCGAATTGTTCCGTCAAGGACATGGAATAAAGCAGGAACGTGAGAACATAGCGAAGATGATTGAGTGCCAGATGAAGCATAGGGAGGAAAGAGAGAAATGATTAAGATTTTGAAACCTGGTACATTAAAAGAAACAACTTGTGATAAATGCGGTGCAGTATTGAGCTATGACGAATCCGAAGATGTGAAAGATGAAAATATAGAGAAGCATTTTGTTACAAATATGCCATCTGGATTCGGGTACAAGCGAAAATACATCATTTGCCCGCAGTGTAAGAATAAAATCATTCTAAGTTCGAACAGATAGGGGGAATATTGGTGTTTAAAAAGATATTTAATCTCTACATAAGATATAAAACTAAAAACCTCAAAGCAATTCCGCTGTTCGTAATGACGTTCAACTGGAAGAAACTCCAGGAAGACGGTAAAAAAGATAGTTGCACACTATATTCAATACATCCAGACATTGCAAACGACCCGTTCTTAAAAGAAAAGTTGTCTGAATGCGTGGATTATATTCGAGATAACTATGACATGGAAATATTTACTAAGCTTTAAGGGAGGATTGCCATGAGAATTGAAGATTTGAAGAGCTGGACAGTAGATCAGTTGAAAGAAGAACTTGTTCGGTTGGCTGATGAGAGAGAAGCAAAGCAACATGAGATTTTAGACAAGGATAATAAAATCAACGAACTTCAGGCTGAATTGGATAAAATGTGCGCTTATAACAACGAGTTAAAAAGACAGGTGGACAAAAAGGCAGATGCACCATTTTACGACGAATCTGTAGAAAACGCAAAATGTCACAGACAGCATCAGGACGATTGCATTACGATTAATCAGTTGCATACAACACTTGACGTTCTGATTGACCGATATGCAAACCTGAGAAAGATTCATGGGGTGAGTTGATATTATGGATAATCAAATTACTGTTAGTCGATTATTAAACATACTTGATAAACTTTCAATGGATGGCTTTGGAGATATGCCTATATTTTTAGGTGAGAAATATCCATTGCTAGAAGATTCTATATTTATTTCACAATATGAAAACAAGTTTCGGATTAGAAATAGATATTATGATGAAAAAATGACAGAAGCAATTAGAAAAGCAGTTTATGGTCTGGACTCTGTATGCAGAACATACATAACAGACTGTTACGCAGCAGGCGAAAAGATAGGAGAATAAGCAAATATGCTTTTAGTTCATACAGGCTCAGACATTGATTTCCTCGACACCACATACAATATCGAGGGAGAATGCCATCGAATGAATATTCCGACTAGGTTCTATCCAGACAGACGCTTGCTTCTGGCAGGGAATACGACTGTAATATACAACAAAACGGGAAATCTTTCTAAAACATGGAAATCAGATTACATCGGGGACAATTATTTGACGATTTTGACATTGATCAGAAAGGACAATGGTAAATGAGCATTAAAACAGCACTTGAATCAGAGGGAGTAGACTTCTCTGAATATATGAATATACCCGAGCCATGGGACGGCTCAGCACAAATTAAAACAGTAAACGGCGAGAAATGGGTGTCATGCCCTTATTGCGGAAAAAGAGCATTGAAAATACTTCCTACCACAAAAATTCATCGGATGCCGTACAAATGTAAGGGAAGCAACTGTAAGAAAGAGTTTATGGTGAATGTATGAATAAAAAAAGAATCAAATGCTTTCTGACAGGCGGATGCAAGTTCAAAAGTTCAGATACAGAATCAAAATGTGACGATAAAGAAAAGACTTGCACTATTACGGAAACTTGCTACAAATGTGGGAAAAAATATACAGCTATATTTACTTATAAACAGTTAGGGATTCCGGAATGAGGTGAATTATGTTAAGCATAGAAAATGTGCCTGTACAAATTATCGAAACAGGCGAAGAAGTAAAAGCACGGATTGAAATTAACCCATTAGAAAAAGAAGTTGAATATATTAAACTCCAATCTCAAAAAATATGTAATTGGGATACATGCCTTATTAAAATTGGTTCAAAAATAATTCCATTTGATCTCATAAACGCAGAAGAAGACGTACCGCCTAAAATAACACTAGAATGCAAAGAAGAACTGCCTTATTCAGAATGGATGTTAATAATTAATAATGCATTACGAGGAATCACAATAGAACAAACTGCATCAGAATGGTCTGATATATACAACCAGAAACCAATCGAAAAAGATTATCTTACAGATGACCAGAAACACAGGATACATAAATTGTTACTGAAAGAAATTGATATATATTTTCGTTCTAAGAAATCCAATATATCGTGTTCTGATTTTATAGCAATTGAAGAAATTATTGCAAACGTGCTGAATGGAGAATGATTATGAAAAAGATAACCGTTGTAATAACAGTTTTAGCGCTGACATTTGGAATGACAGGATGCCAGTCTGCCGCAAGAAATTGCGGTGGAAACACAACATTAGAGTTGGAACCAAACCAAAAGTTAGAGGAAATTACATGGAAAGATGATTCATTATGGTATCTCACACGCCCTATGACTGATGATGATATTGCCGAGACTCACACATTCCAGGAGTCTTCTAACTTCGGAGTATTTGAGGGTAGCGTAACTGTTGTTGAAAGGAAAGAATAAATAATTAATCAGAGAACCAGAAAGGAGTGCCATTATGAGTGACTTGAAGATATTTACAGAAAACATCGAACCAGAAGCATTAAATCAGATTTACACACTGATAAAACAGCCTGCATTTTCCGAATGTAAAGTACGAATCATGCCAGATGTTCACGCAGGATCTGGATGTGTAATTGGTTTTACTGCTGATCTTGGAGATAAAGTAATTCCGAACATTGTTGGCGTGGACATTGGATGTGGAATGCTTACAACACAAATCCCTGCTGACGTTGGAACAATAGATTTTAAAATTCTCGACGAAGTAATAAGAAACAATGTTCCGGCAGGAAGAAACGTACGTGACGAAATCATAAATTTTGAAAAATTAGAAGAACTTCATTGTTTTTCTCGACTCAAAAATATTGAATGGATTCGCAGGAGCCTTGGTACACTTGGGGGCGGAAATCATTTCATTGAAGTTGACACTGATTCGAAAGGATTAAATTATCTTGTAATCCACACTGGGAGTCGCAACCTTGGGAAACAAGTGGCTGAAATATATCAGAAAATTGCCATAGAAGATACACAGGATACAGATGAACTTGAAACTGAAATACAGAAATTAGTGAAAGAATACAAGCGTTCTGGAAGACACAAGGATATACAAAATGGTATTGATGAATTAAAACGAAAATGGAAGCCGGACAAACTAGGTATTCCGAAAGAATTGTGTTACTTGACAGGAGAACATAGAAAACAATATCTGCATGATATGAAAATCTGTCAAGAATTTGCAAGAATAAACAGACGATGCATACAGAGCGCTATATTTTACACTATGAATTGGATGCCCCAAAGAAACACATGGTTTGATACAATTCATAATTATATTGACCACGATACAAACATTGTTCGTAAAGGCGCAATATCAGCTAGACATGGCGAAAAAGTTCTTATCCCAATGAATATGCGAGATGGATGTATTATTGCAGTTGGAAAAGGAAACGATGATTGGAACTGTTCGGCCCCGCATGGTGCAGGACGCATTATGAGCCGATCAAAAGCAAAAGAAAACATCTCGTTAGAAGAATTTAAGGAGTCTATGGATGGGATATACACAACATCCGTTCAGAAATCCACAATTGATGAAAGCCCTATGGCCTACAAACCACCGCAAGAAATTATTGATAACATCAAAGATACTGTAGAAATAGTTGATATTATCAAACCTATATATAACTTCAAAGCAAGTGAATAACCAGTCAAAGAGCCACATGAGAGCCAGACTAAATCCTAAGAAGAAAGGAGGTCTGGCTCTATTTTTATGCAAAAATTCACAGAAGGTTCGCTTGAATGGTATCGGGCAATCCTAAATCAAATAATCAATGGCGATATGACAGTCTATCAAAACCAAAAAGACTGCCTTGATCTGCTGTTAAATATGAATATTGACCTTCCTTTCAAGGATAATCCAGATGCGCAACAGATGGGAATAAAGGTAAGCCAGTATGCACACAATATCGCAGAAAGGCAAGCTGCTATTACTGGGAGCGGAGATTTTGACGATATTTACTGGAAATATTCGCTGTTGGAAGCACAGAACCATCAAGTAGACAGTGGATTACTATATCTCGAGAAGAATAGAATCCCAAAAGAAAGATTCTATGAGCCAAGAAGAAGCGTATTCATGCAGCATAACATTATAGGCTCATTACAAGATTTGATGGATGATAAACTTGATATATTTGCGCTGAGCGTACCACCCGGTTGCGGAAAATCTACTCTTGAAGATTTCTTTCTGTCTCTGGTAGGCGGGTGGTTTCCGAATGATTTCAACCTGTCATCAGCGCACAGTAGTATTCTGACACGTTCACTTTATGATGGAGTTCTGGAAATCATCAATGATCCGGTTGAGTACACATGGCATGAGATTTTTCCGAATGTTGAAATGCAGGGAACAAATGCAAAAGAAACGACAGTAAACCTTGAAAGAAATGGACGTTTTAAAACTTGGACGTTCAGATCCATTGATGGTTCATTGACAGGAGCTACTCGTTGTAATAGATTTCTTACCGCCGATGACCTTGTATCTGGTATTGAGGAAGCGTTGAACAAAAACCGATTAGATACCCTGTGGACAAAAGTAGTAAATGACTTGCGTTCTCGTAGACTTGAAGGGTGCAAAGAGTTTTACATTGCTACCAGATGGTCAGTGCATGACCCTATCGGAAAGCTACAGCAGTTATACGCCGGGAACCCTAGAGCGAGGTTCATAGCAGTACCGGCACTTGATGAGAATGGCAAAAGCAATTTTTTATTCACAGTAAATGGTTTTTCTGAAAAATATTTTAATGACGCGAAAGAGTCCATGGATGAAATTTCTTTTAACTGTTTGTATATGCAGCAACCGGTAGAACGTGAAGGATTGTTGCTTCCGCCAGATAAGCTAAAAAGATTTTTCTTTGGCAAAGAAGACGTGCCCGATGGATGCACGGACGAATACACAATTATACCAGACAGAGAAGCAGATGCGATATGGGCAGTATGTGATACAAAAGATAAAGGTACAGATTTTGAATCATTACCTATTGCATATCAATATGGTGATAAATTTTTTATCCCGGACGTTGTTTTCGATGATACCACAGATTACGACATCCTGGACAGAAAGACTGCTGATATCTTGATAAAACACAATCCGCATAAAATCAGATTCGAGTCAAATAACGTAGGAAATCGTGTTGCACACAACATTCAAAAGATAATCTCGGGGAAATGCCGAGCGGATATCGAAACAAGACCTACGCAAGCAAATAAAGAGACAAAAATTCTCGTAAACTCTGATTACATATCAAAACATTTTTATTTTTTACATCCGAGCCAGTATAAACCAAAATCCGACTACGGATTATTTATGGGAAATGTGACCACATATACCACAAGGGCAAAAGTATCTCATGATGATGGCCCGGACAGCTTGGCGATGATGGCAGAGTACGTGCAGAATCCATTAGGCGGAAAAGCAACTGCAATGCGCAATCCATTTTGGGGAAGGAGATAATATGACCACAAGAGAATATTTAGGGCAAATTCAGAAATATGACAAGCTTATTAAAAATAAAAAATACGAAGAAGAACATTTAAGAAGTCTTGCTCTTGGGCTTAAATCGTTCTCATATGGTGAAAAAGTTCAGTCTACTCCGAATCCCAATCAAATGACCGATGCCGTAAGCGAACTTGTTGACATTCAAACAGAAATCAAAAAAATGGTTATTGAATACACAAAGAAAAAGCAAGACATTATTGAAACAATAGACAAGGTGAGCGATATCAATTCAGATTTGTATGATCTGCTGTTTAGGCGATATGTAAAAGATGAAAGACTTGAAATGATTGCCTGTGAAATGGGATATTCCTATTCTCATGTGAAATTATTGCATTCGAAAGCACTGAATATCGTCAAAAACATTAAGAATTTTGAAAGTTAATACCTGATAATACTGAATAATACCTGCATATATTATATAATATAAGCTGTAAAATAAGCACCGGGAAGAACACTTGGTGCTTTTTTCATGCAGAAAAATAGGAGGACAGGCAGTGGGGAGAAACAAAATAAATTTTGTTGACCTATGCCAAGGCGAGTTTGGCAGAAAAACTGCCTATACTGGCGTAGACCAGATTACTCTCCAGAATGTGGCACAGGTTCTTTCTGATACAATTGGAATCCATAACAGGAACAGAACTTTGATAGATTATCTATACAGATATTACAAAGGCGACCAGCCGATTCTATATCGCGAGAAACTTGTTCGACCGGAAGTTAATAACAAAGTTGTCGAAAATCATGCTCTTGAAACAGTAAAATTCAAGGCTGGACAGATATATGGAGAACCTATTCAGTATGTCTGCAAAAAGAAAAAAGCGAGTAAAAAAACAAACGAACAAGTTGACCGGCTCAATGATTATCTGGATGAAGCCAATGCAGATGCCAGAAACATTCAATTGGGAATATACCAGAGTGCGGTAGGAACTGCATATAAAGCAATTCTGAGAGAAGATGAATGGACAGAAAACGGAGATTTACCGCCTTTTAGAATATTTATTCCATCACCACAGGATGTATATATTGTTTATTCGAGCGTCACAGGAAAACCAATGCTTTCCGTCCAGATTTTAAAAGACGAGGACAATCAGCAATATTATCAGTGTTATTCTTCCAGACAGTATTTCAAAATACAAAATGGAGCAGTGACAGAATATGGAATCAATGGTTTCGGCGGCATTCCAATTGTCGAATACCCAAATAATCATGACAGACTTTCCGACATCGAAATTGCGATCACAATGTATGATGCAATCAACAAATATCAATCTGACAGGCTGAATGGTGTTGAACAGTTTGTACAAGCTCTGATGAAGTTTAAAAACTGTGAGATTGATGAAGCAGAATTTGTAAAGATGGTTAAACTCGGTGCGGTATCGGTAAAAGACGTTGGAAACGGAACACAATCAGACGTTGATTTAATGACCGCCGAACTAAATCAGTCAGAGAGCCAGGTTGCAAAAGATGATATTTACAACAATATGCTGATTGTTGAAGCGATGCCAAACCGACAAAGCAACACCGGTGGAGATACAGGTAACGCAGTATACCTGAGGAATGGTTGGGATTTCGCAGAGAGAGACGCAAAATTGGTAGAAGCGTTCACAAAAGAAGCTGAAAAGGCATCTGCCAGAATCATTTTGAATATCATTCGAAAAACCTCAATGGATGTAAATATTTCGACCAGAGATTTCGATGTAAAAATCACAAGAAACCCGACAGATAACATGCTTGTTAAAGCACAGGCGCTTGATTATCTGTTTAAAAATAAAATTCATCCGCTTATTGCGCTGATTACTTGCGGATTATTTAGTGATCCGCAAAAAGTGTACGAAATGAGTTTGCCATATCTCGGAACCATTTACCCGGAATTGGCAGACCCGGACTCAGAACTGCAAAAAGCGAAAGATTTGCTGAACGGCTTTAACAAGGATGTGATTTCAGAATGAGTGTTTCATCATACGATGAATTAAATATCAGACCTAACAATCGCAGAAGCGAACCATATAAAGAATATTTCAGCAAAATGTCGATATCAGACAAAGAAAAACAAGAAAGGATAGCTTTTTCCGAAAAAATGGAAGAAGTTGTCCTTTATATTTTGGTATTGATAGAAACGACCGTAGAAAGCGGAGAAACGAAACGAGAATACATCCAGACTCAATTTTACGACAAATATCTGGATGTAATTGCTTCGTATATGCTTATAGACACATATATCAAGCAATATGCTCTTGACGTGACAAAACAAATTATTGATGCAACATTTGAAAGATTTTCTGCCAAAGATAAAAGCATTACTGATGATTATTACCTGTCAAATGACCGGGCAATGTTTATCTCAGAGTGCGAAGCTAATTCGATACTGAACTACAGACAGTATTCGAAAGCTGTGAAATCAGGAAAGACGAAAAAGAAATGGATTGACGTAGGAGACAAAAGAGAACGAAAGACACACCTCGAAGTTGGAGGAACCACGCTTCCGATTGGTGAACCGTTCTCAGTTGGAGATAGCTTGCTACAATTTCCAAAAGATACCTCATTAGGAGCTTCGGCAGACGAGATTGTGAATTGCCGGTGCTCAATTCAATACAGTTAATTTAGAGACGAGTAAAATCGTCTCTTTTTTATTAAAAATATGCAACCCGACAGCGTGAACATGGGAGACACCTTGAGCTGAGCGAACAGCGTAAAAAAGCGTATTGGTGACAGGAGATTTCAATGACAAGAGAAGATGTAAAAAGGATTTTTCCAGATGCAACCGATGACCAGATTACTTCTTTTCTGAATCAGTCAAATTCTGATGTGGCTAAGGAAAAAGCCAAAAATCAGAAATTAAAAGAAGATGCAGAAAAAGCAAAAGCGTTGGAAACAGAACTGGAAGAACTGAAAAAGCAGAACATGAGTGAAGCTGAAAGAACAGAATTGGAGCATCAGAAAGAGAAAGCAACAAATGAAAAAAGAATTTCTGATCTCGAATCTGCACTTAAAGCAGCTCAGAAAGACGCTCTGACAGGTAAAATCACTTCTATTTTTGCGAGCGCAGGAATGAAAGGATATGCCTATGCGGGAGCAATTAAAGCATTTTCAAATATGAATGCGGAGGATGCTCTTAAAGAAGCCCAGACGTTTGTCGATGGAATTTCCGTAGAAAATAAAAACGCTCTTGATACCGCAAAAGCAGCTTGGGAGAAAGAAGCACTTGAAAATACACCTAATCCCGGTGGCGGTAAATCTGGTGGAGAACCAGGAAAGAAAAGCGAAGCATCTGAATACGCAAAAGCGTACTCAGCAAAAATGTGTCCAGAAAATAAACCGGCAGACGATAATGCCCCAGTAAATATTTAAGAAAAGGAGATTTAGATTATGGCTTTTATGAAAACAGAGCAGTACGAATCCACACCTAATATCCTCGAATCCGAGGTAGGGCTGGTACTTAAAACCTATACAGCAGAACAGACAAATGCTGAAACCGTTGGGACTAAGAAGATTATCAAGGCAGGTTCTGTATATCCGACAAACGCAACTGGTGCTAAAGGCATTGTATTTGAAGACGTCGATATGACAGACGATACAAAACGACCGATTTCCGTAATTGTTGCAGGACGTGTTCTTGAAAAAAGACTTCCGGTAACAGTAGAAACCACTGCGAAAACAGAGCTTGAAAAAGCAGGTATCATTTTTGTAACCACTACAGACCCAGAATTTTAAGGAGGTACAGCAGATGCCATTTAATATTTTAGAATCAATCACACAGGAAGAAAGACTTAACTTTTCTCAGAATTTCAGTGTTAAAAGGCCAGGTATCCTTGACACTATTTTCCCTGATGTCAAAACCCAGTATCTGAAAGCTGAATACTATAGACTGATGGCCGGACAGAGACTTCCGGAGGTAGCATTCGTTCACGCTCTTGATACCGAAGCGGAAATTGGTTCCAGACCGGGATTTGAAAAAGTCCTTACTGAAAAACTCTTTATTAAGAGAAAAATTAATCAGTCTGAGAGATTACAGCAGGCAATTGAAAATGGTGTGCCGGATGATGAGAATTTAAAGAAATTTGTATTTGATGACGCAGCCAACCTGTTTGAAGGTGTTGTTGCCAGAGCGAATGTCATGAAAGGCCAGTTCCTTTCTACTGGCGCAGTAAAAGTCAAAGAGAACAACGTGGATATGAGCATTGATTATGGCGTTCCGTCCAGTGCAAAAGTAACAATGACAGACTGGTCTAAACCAGATGCAGATATCATGGGTGATATCCAGAAGATGGTCGCTGTCGCAGAAGACAATGGTTTTGTGGTAAACAAAGCCCTAACATCACTTAAAATGATTAACTACATGAGAAACAACACTGCAATGCAGACAGCAGTCTTAGGAGCAGCTAACAAACGTCTTCTGACCAAACAGGAACTCGCTAATCTGCTTATGCAGGAATACGTAATCACAATTGATCGCTGTGACGAGAAATTCAGATTCAGAAAAGCGGATGGTTCTCTCAAAACAGGAAGATACTTCAAAGAGGATGTATTCACTCTGTATGAAGCAGAGCCGAACGGTTCATTTGGTACTGGACTCTGGGGCGTAACACCAGAGGAACTTGAGTACAGACAGTTCATTCAGGAAGAAAATCGCTCCTTCGTAACACTGTCCATGTGGGCTACACAAGACCCAGTTGCAGTTTGGACTAAAGCATCAGGTATGTTTGTTCCAGTAGCAGCAAAAGCTAATGGCGGTATCGTAATCGGTACCAAAGCGGGGGAATAAACGGGCATAGTCTCGACAAGAACAGCCAGTCACCATCTGTAGCAAGTGTTAATGATGCTTCAAAACACAAGTATACAGAAAGCGAGTTGTCAAGCATGACAGTAGTTCAACTGAAACAGCTCGCAAGTGACAATGGCTATGCCCTGACATCGACAAATAAGGCTGGCATTATCTCTGAAATTTTATCTCAGCAAGGGTAGGTGATCTTAAATGAACGAGCAGCTTGTGAAAGATCTGAAAGAGTATCTATCCGATGATGCGGAAACTGACGGTATGATTTCTTTGTCTGTGAAGCGTGCAATTCGTTCGTTCAAAAAGAAACGCAACTATCCGTCTGGATATACAGATGAAAAAATCAATACCGATATGGAATACTGTTATGATTGCATATTTGATCTGGCTCTCTATTTCCTTGTGAAACAGGGAGCCGAGTTCCAAGAATCGCACTCTGAAAATTCAGTAAGTCGAAACTGGGAATCCGAAACAGAAATATATATCAATCATGGTGTTTTTCCATTTGCAGGAAGTTTAATTTAATAAGATGGTTGGGTCACGTGGCACAGTATTTTTGTCCTCCCGGAGTGCCGCTGGGTTGCTTATATTCAGTAGGGAAAAGCAAATGTTAAGGGAGTGAAGAAAGGAACTGGCGATGGGATGTGAACATGAATGTTTTAATGAACACCGCATAGAAGAATTAGAGAATAGTCTTCGACAGATGCAAGAGAGACAATCCGACCGCCATAAAGAGTTTTATGAGCGTATCGGGGAACTGGAAAGAAAGACAGCATTAAGTGAGAATGACTTGAACCATATCAAGTCAACTGTGGATGAGATGAATAACAATATAAAGACTCTCATGGCAGTCCCGGGAAAGCGTTACGATACAATCATTGTATGTGTTATTACATCTATTGTCAGCGCAGTTATCGGTTTTATGTTAAGCGGTATTCTCCCAGTTTGATTCCACTTGTAAGGGAGGACGGTGGAAATATGAATTATACAGACTTTTCAGAAGATGAAAGAAAATTTTATTTAAAAGAAGCAGGCTTCGATTCCAGAGAAGAAAAACTGTTTCGATTACGGGCCTATGGCGAAAAGACACTATGGGAAGCATCTGAACTTATGGGGTATAGTCCAAGAACCATAGACCGAATTAATAAAAGAATAAAGAAGAAAATTTCTAAAGTTGCCCCGATGTACTGTCGGGGCTTTTCTTTGTATTGTGGCGAAAACGTGGCGAAATAGTGACGTTCAAAAACAGAGTTCCTTCCTATATAATATAATCATAGGAGAAAACACAATGATTATGTTAAGAAACCCTTACGAGGGTATATGGGAAAAGCATCGTTCTATAGATGATATGGATATGATTCTTGAATCCCGGACAGGAGGAACAGATTATGGCAGGTTATCCGTATTATCCGCAACAACCAATAATAAACAATCCATACGGACAGATACAGCCGTATCAGGACAGGCTAGCGCAATTGCAGAATAATTATCAGCAGGCAATGCCTTATGGTCAAATACAGATGCAACAGTTACAGCCGGTTCCACAATCACCTATGCTTCAAGGACAGATGGTGGATGGAATTGATACTGTAAAGGCTAAAGATGTGGATATGTCCGGCAATCCTGTTTACTATCCAAAAACAGACGGAACTGAAATTTACAGAAAACAGCTTCAATCCGATGGAAGGAGCAGGATTTTTGTTTACCGACTCGTAAATCCAGATGAACAGCAATCTAAGCAAGATGAAAAGCAGATTGACATTGAAGCAATGTTTAATCAGCTTCGGAATGATGTTTGTTCGGAGATTTCTGAAATAAAGAGTATGTTCCCGACGCAGATGTCGGGAACACCAGAACCTAAGCAGAATGGAGGTAGGCAGAGATGACATTCAATCCAAACGCCATGATGAAAAAGCAATTTGAAAAAATGATTTCTCAGAGGTTCGGAAGTGTTGACAACATGATGAACGATATGAGCAAATTTGCAGGTAACAATCCAACATTGAAAAATGCTTTGGATTTATATAAAAAAGGTGATACAGACCAGTTACATCAAATACAGCAAAATGTATTTAACGAAAAACATTTATCTCCAGATGGAATTATACAAAAATTCCTTGGATTATAACACTTCCCCACAATTGGGTGATTAAAAATCGCTACAATTCGGGACGACAGCCGCGGATGTCTCCTATTGTAAATAAAATTTAAGGAGACTAAAAACATGATGAATGGTTCAAATTACAGTCTTAGTGACATTGCTGCCGCTACAGGCTCTAATAATCGCGCCAATGATATGTGGGGCGGTGATGGCTTTTCACTTATTTGGCTCGTCCTGATCTTTGCCATCTTTGGATGGGGAGGTTTTGGCGGCTGGGGCGGTGGCTTCGGCGGCAATGGTGGAAACGGTGCAAATGGTGCTGGATTCCAAGGATGGGCCACACGTGCGGATATTAATGAGAGTTTTGCTCTTAACGATATTCAGAACGGTATCAGAGGTATTCAGCAGGGCGTCTGTGACAGCACATATGCTCTTAATAATACCATGCAAAGTGGCTTCAACGGCGTGAACGTTGGAATGCTTCAGGGCTTCAATGGCGTTCAGCAGGCAATCAATGCTGATACTGTAGCCGGTATGCAGAATACCAACGCATTACAGTCTCAGTTAGCAAACTGTTGCTGTGAAACAAGAGAAGCTATACAGGGTATCAACTACAACCTTGCTACCAACACTTGTGCTCTCCAGAACACAATGAACAACAACACCAGAGACCTTATCGAAAATCAGAACAGCAATGCTAGAGCAATACTTGACTTTATGGTAAATGATAAGATTGCAACGTTACAGGCTGAGAACTCTGATCTGAAACGTGCTGCATCTCAGGATCGCCAGTCCGCATTGCTTACAACTGCTATGGCTTCGCAGACTCAGCAGTTAATCAATGCAATTAATCCGGCAGCCATCCCGGCATACGTTGTTCCTAATCCGAATACCTATTACGGCGGATGCGGATGTAACAGCGGATGCTGCTAAGTAACTCACCCTTAGAGGTTGACTAATTCTAAGAGGTGGGTTACGGCTCACCTCTTATTTTGATTGAGAGGTAAAAATATGAGTTGTAAGAATGTTTGTAAACTTTGCAGTCATCTTGTAATCAGTCAAGCTGTTGCGTTTACAGGGGGCAATCTTGTAATCACACTTCCAGCAGGCAGTTACAACAACGGAGAGAAGTATTGCATTGTGATCGCACAAAGTATACCAGAAGCCACCACAATTACCGCCCCGGTAATGATTCAGGTAGGAACAGGGGAAACTTTGTATCCGCTAGAGAATCGTTGCTGTGCACAGGTTACGGCTTGCGGAATAAGAACCAGAACGAAGTACGCAACCAGATTAGCTACAAGTGCAACTGGTGGAGTGTTCAAGATGTTAGGAAACCCAGCTTGTAGTCCGAGTAACAATTTAACAGCAATTAATGGTACAGCCCCAACGACAGACACACCTGTTACACAGGCTGTTAGAAAGGGGGCAATGTAATGCATAAAGTTGCAATGGAAATGGGAAAATGGGCTATGGAAAAAGCCAAAGCGCATGGATTTGACAATCTTAGTTCTCAGGACTGGGATGATCTGAAAGATTGCTTAGAAGCAGTAAAATGCGCAATCTGTGCAGACAAAGATTATCGAATCGTAGAAGCTATGGACGAATGCGAACAGGAAGAAAAGTATCTTGGACGCATGGGATATGACAGATATCGTTATGCAAACGGCAGATTTGCCCCAAAAGGCAAAGGAAGCCGTATGGGATATAAACCATATCTGTACATGGAAGACGATGACTGGATGAACGAATATCTGAATAATCCAGAATTTGAACGCAATATGTACCGCATGGGATATCACCCAGAATATTCGGACAGGAATATGGGAAATGACGGCATGAATCGTCAGCAGTCCAGATATGGTGAAACCTACGACAGATACAGCGAGAATCGCAGACATTACCATGATTCCAAAGACGCTGAATCCAAGAGAAAAATGGATGATTCCATGAAAGAGTATACAGAAGATATCATCCGCAATATGAAAGAAATGTGGGACGATGCAGACGCATCAATCAGACAGCAGATGAAAACTGACTTGACACGTTTTATACAGCAGATGAACTGAATATAATATGAATTTTGCCCTTGTTACAGGAATGTAGCAGGGGCTTTTTGGTTATGGAGGTACATAATATGTCGAGAAAAAAAGCGGAAGTCAAAATTAAAATGATTTGTGAGAAATGCGGAAAACCACAGAAACCAAGTGCTGACAAATCAACAACTAATTGGAATGTATATGACTGTCATGAAAAATGTGAATGCGGTGGAAAATTCGTAATGAAATTCGAGGATTGATTATGGAAAATTTGACTGTAAATATTTTAGGAACCGAGTACAAAATATATTTCAGGAATGAAAAAGACGACGATTTACTTGATGGAAAAGGCAGAGATGGATACACGGATATGTCCGCGCACGAAATTATAGTGTGTAACAAAAAAGATGATTGTGAATTAAGAGATTACGAAAATTGGAAGAAAAATATTCTACGTCATGAAATTGTTCATGCTTTTTTATTTGAAAGTGGACTTGATTCTTCGTCTGCCAATTTTTATGGAGCATGGGCTACGAACGAAGAAATGGTTGATTGGTTTGCAATTCAATCTCCAAAGATTTTTAAAGTATTCCAAGAACTTGATTTAATTTGAAGAGGATGGTGATAAACCATGCTAAGACAATTTTATATGAACGGAGACCTATGGAGAGTGCAGTTTGTATCTCCACATGACGGCGTGTTAATTGACCGTACAGGCAATAGAACACTTGGAGTATCGGATTATTCCACCCATATTATTTCAATCGCAAATAACCTGTATGGAGAACTTCTGAACCGTGTATTTATTCATGAGTTAGGGCATTGTGTGATGTTCAGTTATGGTCTATTGCCAGAACTTCATCGTATGGTCAAGAAACGGTATTGGGTGGATGCAGAGGAATTTGTATGCAATATTCTGGCAGACTATGGACAGTTTGTTATTGGCACGGCCAGAGATATCTTAGGAAACCAGTTCACATATGTAGCTCCCATTGGGGCAGAAAGGATGATTGCATAGATGGCAAAAGCAGAAAACACAGTTATTTTTGATGGCATTCAGTACAAACCCGGTGATGAATTGCCGGATTTAGGTAGTTGGGTATGTACAGATGCAAAAGGTATGGTTCGTGATTACGAGGGGCTTTCAAAAGATGTATCAAAGCTCCCGCATTATGTACAGAGTGGTTCTTCGGCGCTGTGCCTTGATACTTCTGAATTATACGAATATCACAAACCTACCGATACATGGTACAAACTGTAAAGGAGAAGCGCATATGGCATTAACAGCAAAGAAAGTATATGCAGTATTAAAACGCCAGATTTCCGATATGGAAGCAAAATTAAATAGCCCTGTAAGATACAGAGGTACAGTTGCGACTGCTGATTTGCTTCCATTAAATCCAGACATTGGCGATATGTACAATATCGAGTCTAAGTCGGTCTACGGCGAAGCAGGAATGAATGTGGCATGGAACGGCGTAGTTTGGGACACTATGGGCGCTCCAATTGATATGTCACTGTATCTCACAAAAGAAGAAGCAGAGACGGTAATACAAAGATTAGTTACGGAATATTTTGAAAAGAATCCAGTCAAGCCTGGAGCCACGACAGAACAGGCACAGCAGATCGAGCAGAACAAGGTGGATATTGCTTCACTGAAAACGGAAACTAGTTCACTAAAGGAAGATTTAGATAATTTTAGATTTTATGAGTCTAATGGTTTTTTTAAGTTTGTTTCTAATTGGCACAACGGAGATGTAAATAGTGCTGGCGAATTTGTGGATTCGAAATCTACAAGACGAAGTGACAAAGTTGAAGCGTCGTTACTTAAATGCGTTGAAATTATAACGCATAATCACAATGGATGTAGTGTTAGAGAGTGGGATATTAACGGGAGATATTTAGGCTCATCATGGGTTGCATCAAGCGAAAACATTGAAAGTAGAACGGACACGTTTGATTTCAAAAACGATACGGCATATATTGCATTTACAATAACAGGCTCAACCAATTATAATGCCAATGAGAATAATGTTGATATTAAAATATTTATTGATGATTATTTCTTAAATGATAAAAGTTTACAAAAAGCATTAAAAATCAAAAAGGGCTTTGTGTCACCAGTCTCCGATTTTGGCGCATATGGAGATGGATTACACAATGACACAGAAGCTTTACAAAATTGCTTAAAATTTTGCATTGAAAATAGCGTTTCCCTAAAATGTGAGAAGGCATACCAATTTATGATCACAAATACGCTTGAGCTTATTGGCATTGATAATTCTTACACAACTGGAGAAAGCGAAAATATTGTCCGAACATTCAAAACTATAAATGCTGAATTTGATTTTAATGGTTCAACAATTTTGGCATATGGCAATTTCGCAGAATCATCACACACAGCATTGTATGAAGGCGAAGAAATTCCTAGTGTATTGTATATCAAATCAACAAATCTTTATGATATGCGTTTTGAAATAAAAAATCTTTTTATTGATGCTAGGAAAATCAATTGTGTTTGCATCTATGCGGATGAATTAAAAAAATCAACATTTAGAAATATTACAATCAAACATTTATCGAAAATTGGAATATATATTGAAAGCAATTGCGGTGGTATAATGTTTTACGATACACAGATGATTGCAAACAAGAAAAAAGCAATTGGTTTCTGGAACGCATCAAGTGATTGTTACTTCGATGGGATATATATGGTTGATGTGACTTATGGAATGATTTTATCTGCGTCTTATAGTAACATTAAAAAGTTTCATCCATTTATTCTTACACCATCGTTTATATTGGGTTCTGTGATGTTTAAGTTATTAAGTAGAAATGCGAGCGGTGAATATGTTGGTGAATCTACAATTATTTTAGATCAGTGCTACGCAGATACATACAATGTTGTATTCGATGTGTCATCGCACATTGGTCATAGAATCATTTCAACTGGAATGACATACATAAATAATACTCAGATTTTAAATAATTTGTTCGGAAAAGACACTCCAAGTAAAATGGTTTGCGTGTTTACGGGAAAAAATGAAGGCTATGCCAATAAAGTTAAACTTTCATCGAATTATATGTCAGGATATAAAAAAGATGATAATGTTTACACATATTTGTGCGATTCAGCAGGAGATGAATCAATAATTGATGATATGTCAGTTATATCCAATGTCAATTACAATAATGGCAAATTGATTAGCTAAAGAGGGCTTTAGTTAAGCAATTCGCAAAATTACAAAAGAAAAGATAGAAAATCTCTCAATTCTTACAAAGGAAGAAAAAGATTATATTTTGAATTGATAAGTGAAAGGAGAACTATTATGGCAGTTGCACAAAATACAGTAATCATTGATGATGTAGAATACAAGCCAGGCGAACAGCTTCCGGAACTTGGCAGCATTCACCGAGTTTTCAAAGATGGTGGTAAACGTCATTATGAAGGACTTGCGAAAGACTCAGACAAGCTTCCTCTGTACGTTGCTAACAATTCGTCATGTTTTATGACCGATACAGGAGAGTATTACAAATTTGATGAGAGTAAGAAATTGTGGTATAAACCTGATAAGATCGAGCAAAGCAAAGTAATACCGATTGAAGTATATGGTGTTCTTAATGGAAAAATCAAACAGGTCTCAGAGGACGTAGAGGGAATTGCAACACCACTTTTATACAAAGGTTCCGTATCAGATATTTCACAACTTCCGTTATCTCCTAAGATTGGATGGATGTATAACATATCTGAAAAATCTATTTATGGAGAGGCAGGTATGAATGTCGCATGGACAGGAGAAATATGGGACACTCTTGGACCGGCTATTGATATGGCACCATACTTGAGAGAGGATTCCGAGATCATAACATCCTTGAAAACCAAAACGGAAAATCTGGAATCTGCGAATTACACCGACAGAGGCACCTTAGCTGATACTGACGCATTTCTGATCAATGATGGTACAGGAATGAAAAAGAGTGTGCTGAGCAAGCTGTCAGACTTTGTCCTTAATAAAATCGCTGATAAAGTGTTTGCAAAGCTTCAGACAAATGACAAAACGATTCTGGGAGCGATTAATGAATTAAATATTATTATTGGCGCAAATAACGCCGCAGCTCACAATGCTATTTATCGTGGCAAAAACTTAGGTACACAGTTTACTGCGGAAATGTCTGCCAACATTAAAAACGGCACATTCAAAGATATGTATTGTGGCGACTACCTTGTAATCAATGGAACTACATATAGATTTATGGATTTAGATTATTTATATAAAACTGGTGATACATCTTTAGATACTCATCATATCTTAGTAGTTCCTGATGCACCAATGTACAATCATGTGATGAATGATACAAATACCACAGAGGGTGGTTATGTGGGTTCCAAGATGTATAAGTCTGGACTCGATCAAGCTCTTGCAAAGATTAAGGCAGACTTCGGTGAAGCTCATATTGTTACTTATAGAAATTTATTAGTTAATGTTGTCTCTAATGGTGCTCCTAGCAACTGGGCTTGGTATCAAAGACAGATTGACCTCATGAATGAAGAGATGGTTTATGGAACAAGAGCTTGGTCACAGACTTCTCAGAATGGTTATGACACTGGTACAAATAAGTCTCAATTGGCAGCATTCAAACACAACCACTCTCTCATCTCATCTTGCAGATCACAGTATTGGCTCAGGGCGGTTCAGTTCTCTACGCTTTTCTGCTTTGTGGACAGCCATGGTCATGCGAACAGCAACGGTGCTTCTAATTCTGGCGGGGTGCGCCCTTGGTTCCTTATCAGCTAAGTGTAGCGAAGCGAAACGCAGCGATCTTAAATCTCTATACAACTATGATTTATGCAAAGGTTAATCAAGAGTCGGTCAGATACAATCATCACAAATATGTTATTTAAGGAGAATTATATGAGAGGACTAAAACGCCAAAAACAGACAGTGTATTGGTCAAGGGCAACTGAAGACCTTGACGGGATAGACACAATCAAAACGTACCAAAAGCCAGAATTGCATCACCTCTCCGTATCTGCGACTGCCGGAACGCCAGAGGAATTATCCGCCGGTTATATCCCGGATTATGACAGGTATATCACAAACTTCGACCGCAACTTCAAGCCGCAGACTGCCGATGTATTCTGGATAGACTGCAAACCGGAACTGACCGAAGCAGGCGAACTTATCTTAGGCGAAGGCGGGGAGCCTACAGTTCCGCCAGATTACCGTCTGAAAAAGATTCTCGATACCCAAAAAGGAAATGTGGCACGATATGGCATCAAATATATAGGAGATGGTTCGGATGGCGAATAAGACCATTAAAGTCAACTTGTCGCAGAAATCTATACAAGACACTATAAAACAGCTCAGAGCGTATCAGAAGTCGCTTGTGAGTAAGAATGAAGAGTTTGTCCGCAGGCTGGCAGAACTTGGAATCCCGGTTATAGATGAAAACATAGCATTGGCGCAAGGCGATTCTGACAAAAATCATAACACCTATATCAGAATCAATAACTTTGGTGGCTATTCTCAGGCAACGCTTGTGTGCGAAGGCTCTGACCTTTTGTTCATTGAGTTCGGGTCTGGTATTCACTACAACACTACTGTAGGAACCAGCCCACATCCGAAAGGACAAGAATTTGGATATACAATCGGTTCTTACGGTCAGGGTAAAGGAAAAAACGATTCCTGGACATACACGTCTGAAACTGGCGAATGGGTAAGATCATATGGTACCGAAGCCACCATGCCGGTATATAAGGCAAGCGTGAAAATCATGCAAAGCATCAGAAAAATTGCAAAAGAAGTGTTTGCATCATGAAAGTTAATACCTGATAATACTGAATAATACCTCTGTCTTTGATATACTATAACATATAAAAGCATCTACCTGAGCGGTGGGTGCTTTTTCTTATAACGAGGTGATTCTATGCCAGACACGATCAATAACCCAGTATCAGAAGTATTTTCTAGGTGGAGTAAAGATATTCAACCAACAGTCGGCAAAGGTAATTTCTCCATGGAAAAAAGCCAGACAATAGCATCTGGCAAGACAAAATACGCCAGATTGTTCATGATGGGGAATCCCACACAGTCGACAAGTCTTGAAGGTCACGAATGCGCAACAGTTCTTTCGTTTCAAGTAGAAAGTTACGCATCTGGGACAAAGGCTTTATCGACTGCATACGAAATTGACAGCAAAAGTCATCAGGCTATGGTTTCAATGGGCTTTCGCCGGACATACGGACCAGAAGAAGTTGCAAACTCTGAAAAGAGTTTTAAGCGAATCATAAGCCGGTACAGCAGAATTTACACCGGGCAATTATTGGAAGCGTAACAGCTTCTATTTTTTATACCAAAAAGAAAGGAGAGTGTCCTATGAGTAAAGATAAATTACAATGGCTGAAAGCTGCGGGAATCAGAGCTGTTAAGACAGTTGCTCAGACGGCAGTTGCAACAATCGGAACCGCAACAGTCCTTGGAAGCGTTGACTGGAAGATGGTCGTATCCGCGTCCGTTCTTTCCGGCGTTTTATCCTTGCTTACATCTGTAGCAGGGCTTCCAGAACTGAAAACAGGCACAGATGAATAGAAAGGACGGTGATCCTTTTATCTCCCGGGCACAGGGTTACGTGTCAGAGCCGACAAGGCTCTTTTTTAATGTGATTTTATAGCTGAAAAAGCAGAAAGGAGCCGAATATGGCAGCAAAACCAGCGATTGACCTTAGTACTATCGGTATGAAGGTTGCGATTGCATTTGAAACTATAGCGGGTACACGCCCGACAGACAAATACTACAATTTGCAGAAACCAAAATCCATTCCGGATATGAACCCGGAACCTGACACTATCGACACTACATCTCTGAACGCGACAAAATACAAAACATCTGTTCCGGGACTTCTTGATTTATCAGGAGCCATGGGATTTACATTTGGTATGTCTCAGGTCTTTATTGACACTTGGGATAACATCTGTAATACATGGGACAAGAACAAAGCAGAAGGCAAAAGACCTTGGCTGGAAATTTATCATCCAGACCTTACAAAGGCTTGGTTTATTCCGATTGTACCTTCAAGACTTGGCGTTCCATCTGCCGAAGTAAATGCAGCATGGGAAGTTACTGCAAACGTAACAATTTCAGATGAAATCAAGATTGAAGAAAAAATTGAGCCGTCTGATGAAGATTTTCCATCTCCACTCGGGGGCTGATAAGCATCCCGCCATTGAGTCAAATCTATGGCGGGAATTTCTATTTTAATTTGGGAGGATATATGATATGACAAAATTAACAATTAATGGAACTGATTATATTATCAAATTTGGTTACAATGCGTTCTGCGATACAGATCTTATGGAAAGAGTTCAGGACTTGGCAAAGCTTTTTAAATCAGCAGAAATCGAAACAGATGGAGACGTTTCCGGAATTGGAAGAACTAAAGACTTATTCTGCGTAATCAGGGAGCTTCTTTTTGTTGGATTTAAAAAATACAATCCGGCAGAATCATTGCAGGAAATTGGAAATTTACTGGATGATTACAAAGATGAAGAAACCGATGAACCAAGAGGACTCTTACAGTTGTTCGGCATTCTTTCCGATGAGCTTATGAACGCGGGTTTTTTAAACGATATTCTTCAGAATCCGAATCCGGAGATGGAGAATGGAGTGAAAGCACCACAGGATCACAAGAAACCAGCCAAAAAGTAAAAAAAATTCAGAAACCATTTAGCCGATATGTTATGGAAGATTTACTCCCGTTCTATATTTATAACGGAGTTTCAAAAGCAGAGTTTATGGACTCTGAGCCAAGAGAGCTGGAATGCTACGATTTAGCATATAAGTTTTCTGAGGACAGAAAGAATTTCCACGAACATATGCAGGGCGTGTACACAGTAGAAGCTCTCAAAGCTACCGTATGTAATATGTTCAGGAAAAATGGTCAAGCACCATATGAGTATCCATCAGAGCCATTCCGAATCTTCCCGCTCACCGCAGAGGAAGAAGAAGAGAAAAAAGAAAAGGAATTGCAAAAAGCAATTAATTATTTTGATGCGCTTGCTGCGGATTCTAAGAAATATAAGAAAAAATAAAAAACGGGACAATTATGTTTTCCGATTTAAAATCGGGAAACTCAAACTGTAGAAAACCAGATGGAGGGGACATTTTTGTCCCCTCTTTTTTACTATAAATATTTTTTGAGAAGGGAGTAAGAATATGGCTGACAATACGATTGATACCCTGGCGATACAAGTCAGCAGTGACGTTTCCAGTGTGTCAAGATCAATCAATGATTTGTGCAATAAATTCGACCGATTAGACAGCTTGATGTCCAAAAGCGTAGGCTTGATGAGAAATTTTTCTAAATCTATCGGTACTCTCAGTTATGCCGTGCAATCTATCAAAAGCATTGATACAAGTAAGTTGAATAGCATGGCCGCACAGCTCGAACGTCTCAGTAAAGTGAATTTGAGCAATCTTGAAAACAAGAATCTCAAATTAAATGTAGAGATTAATTCAGCGGATATGTCCGAAAAATTGAAATATTCTGTTGAGAAATCTTTAGAGACTACCAGAATAGATGCATCTGCATTGTCCAAACAGCTCGCAAGCGCATTTGAATTAAAAGGCGGTGCCGCTTCCAAACTTCAAAGGCAGATAGATTTGTTGGCACAGCAGCTTACAAATTCATTTGACGGACAAAACTTCACAGCCGGTGACTGGGGAAAGACTCTGGATGATATTGCAAAAAGCATTGAGCAGAGCGGGAAAGTCGTAAAATCCAATCTCGGAAGTTATCTGGATGGTGCAGAACAGGAATGGCAAGACTTCTACAATTATTTCAAGGGCAAAAAAATCTACGTTTCCGATATGCTCAAAGCAGACATCGGAAAAGGCGAGTTCAGGGAATTATTGCAGCAATACCTTGGAAATATCACAGTTGATGCGACAAAAGGAATTAACCTTAACTCGGCATGGGGAGAATTATCAGAAAAGTTCCCTACATTGATTCCAAAGGATACCATCAACGACGCAGATCAGTTGATAACTGTCCTTGAAAACCTCAAAAAAGTAAGGGATTCTATCAAACCAATATCAATTCAGGCGTTGTCTGGTTCAGATGCAGCAATGGCATCGGACAGGGTGTACAGCTCGGTAAATGAGTTAGGCACGCAACTCGGTGCGTCAATCCAGAGAAACATTGCGTCTGCCATGGAGTCTGCAAACGGTCAGATTCCAATTGACGTAAAGATTAACGAAGAAAAGATTGCCAGAGATATTAGAAATGCCATTAATAAGGCATCCACGCTTACCTATGACCCGGTAAAAGTAAATCTTTCAATTAATACGGATGAGCTCAAGAACAATATCGAAGCAAAATTGAACGGTCTGGATTTATCGACAGTAAACAGCCAGTTACAGCAGTTCACTCAGTCCATGAGCACGCTTGGAAGTCTTAATCTGAAAGATAGTGGATTAAATTCGTTTGTAAATTCTATCCGTAGATTGAACGAAACGTTAAATTCCACAGGTGATGTGTCTGGAAAGATTCAGAACATGATTTCTGAATTATCTGGTCTTAGCAGTATTCCAGACGTATCAAACAATGTAAACCGGTTTGTTTCTTCATTGGCAAGATTGGCGAATGCCGGCAGCTCTATTGATGCAGTTACATCTAAACTTCCAAACCTTGGCGAAGAGCTTAGAAAAATCATAGTTTCGTTCTCTGGAATAGGTAATATCTCTCAACCAATTAATACATTTGTTCAGTCAATATCTCAGTTGGCAAATGCAGGGGACAAAACCGGAAAGACAGCAACTCAGCTTAATGATCTGGCAAATAGCTTAAAATCATTCTTCCAGACGATGAGTACCGCTCCTAGAATCAGTAGCAGTACAATTCAAATGACTCAGGCTATTGCTCAGTTGGCAAATTCTGGAGCGAATGCTGGTAGAGCGGCAAGGTCTACTGCAGGTGCATTTTCCAGATTAGGACAGGGTGCGGCTGCTTCTGCAGGAAAGGTCAGAAAACTTGGCAATGCAGTCGGAAACGTAGGAAGTAAAGCTAAAAAAAGCTTACCTAGCATTATGTCCTTGGTTGCGAAGTTCTGGACGTTGAAATTTGTTGTTGGAAAATTCGGTAGCGCAATTGAAAGTTCCATGAACTTCCTCGAAGATTATAACTACTTTCAAGCGGCGTTCCGTCAGGTAGCAGATAAAACAGGAAAAACTTGGTCGGAAGCAGGGTATGACTCCGCAGAAGCATACGCGGATTCATTCAGCCAGAGAGCCAGAGAACTTACATCTAAAATGTCTGGATTTGATGTTTCCGACAACGCGATTCTGACCGCAAATAAATCAGGTAAATCACTCGGTATGGACCCGTCCATGCTCTTGAATTATCAAGGCCAGTTTGCACAATTGTCGTCCTCTATGGGAACAACTTCTGAACAGGCGTTAAAACTGTCGAATGCATTAACCATGATCGGCGCCGACCTTGCATCTGTTAAGAATCTTGATTTTAGCACAGTTTATGAGAACTTGTCCTCTGGATTAGTAGGTATGAGCCGTGCTGTAGACAAATATGGTGCAAACATTCGTGTGGCAAACTTACAGCAATATGCGGCAAATCTTGGCATACAAACGTCTGTTTCTAATATGGACCAAGCAAGCAAGGCAATGCTGAGAACAATAGTGATACTGGATTCCACCCGGTACGCATGGGCGGATATGGCAAATACGATAAACGATGGCTGCGAGCTATCACTTGTCGCCTAATATAGCAATATATTAGTGAAAATCGAGCAAAATCGGTGAAACCTAAATTGAGTTCCATATTCTCTAAAGAGAATGTGGGGTGATTTTATTAATAAAAAATTTGTAATCTATAAAGTAACCAATAAAATAAATGGAAAAATATATATTGGGAAAACCTATAATTTTGAAAAAAGAAGAAGAGAACACATATATGATATAGAAAATGAACTTCCCTTTCATAGAGCCTTAAAAAAATATGGCACTGATAATTTTGAATGGGAAATTATTGATACAGGAATATCTGACAATGAGATTAAAGAAAAAGAGATATATTGGATAAAAAAGCTGAATACTTGCGTACATTTTCCAAATTCCAATGGGTACAATATAACGTTAGGAGGAGAGGGAGGTGTATCTTGGAATTCGCGTCCTGTTTTGCAATTTGATTTAGATGGAAATTTTATCGCAGAATATGTAAGCTGTGCTCATGCTTCAGTAGAAACCGGAGTGCAGCCACACAGTATTAATGATTGCGCAAATGAGAAAGCGGGACGCGCAGGAAATTTTCAGTGGAAATTTAAAAGTGAATGCAAATCTTTTAAGATACCTTCGTATAAAAAGAAGGAATCCAGCAGGAAAAAGCCAATTGTCCAGTTAGATCAAGAAGGAAATTATATCAAAACATTTTCGTCTGTTACCGAAGCGAGTATGGAAACCGGTTTAAGAAGGTCAAATATCTCTTCGTGTTTAATTAATAGTTCTCACAGGTGTGGAAATTTTCAATGGGTATATCAAAAAGATTATGACCCTAAAAAAGATTATAGGTACAAAGGCCCTCAAATTGGAAATGGAATAGTCCAATTAAATGATGATTGGGAAATAGTGAACCATTTTCCGAACTGTTCCGAAGCAGCAAGGCATTTAGGTGAGCCAGAAAAGGTTCATAAGCAGATTCACAGAGCTTTGACACTAAATAAAAGATGCAGAGGATTTTATTGGAGAAAATATGATGATTATATGAGAACTCAACAAGGCAATACCGAGGTAACCGTATAGATAGCGAAAGGCTATACGACACCGTAGAGCGTAGGAGATGAATAAATATAATTCTCCCAAGAGTGCTTGACAACCATATATGGCGTAGAAATACGTCTTATTTTTATGGTTGAAAATGTACGCCGACCTTGCAGGAAACTGCAAGAAGTAGGGGATAAAAAGCCCCTACGGTAACAAAGTGAAATATGCCAGCCAACCAGTTGCGTATACTTCGTGCAAACTTAGTATCTTGTGCCAGAGCATTAGGGAACATCTTTATGCCTGTAGTTGCGGCAGTGCTTCCATACATCAATGGTCTCGTAATCGCATTTCAAAGACTTTTGACATACATTGGTTCACTTCTTGGAGTTGATACCAAAATCGGAAAAATGTTCGGTTCTATCGGAGGTGGAAGCGAAAATCTCTCGAATGCGCTTGATTCCATAGACGATTCTGGAATTTCAGATGTAGATGATGCTACAAAAGATACAGACAATAATCTGAAAAATGCAACCAAGAGCGCAAAAAAATTAAAACAGTTCCTTGCATCCTATGATGAACTGGAAATCATGAGCAAAGACGATAGTTCTCTGTCAGACCTTGCAAATTCTAAAATTAAAACGCCAAAAATTGACACATCTGCAATTGACGCAGGAATTCTCAATGATGCACTGGATAAACTTTTGAACGAATACCAGAAGAAATGGGATGCCGCCTACAATTCCATGGAAAATAAGGCCATGGCATTCGCAAATAAAGTTACAGACGCATTTAAGAAACTTGCAAAAGCCGCAGAACCTACCACAAAAGCGCTGAAAAATCTTTGGAACAATGGATTGAAACAGCTCAGAGATTTCACATGGACAGCATTAAAAGATTTCTGGAATCATTTTTTAGTTCCGCTTGGCAAGTGGACACTTGGGGAAAAAGGATTACCACGACTAATCAATGCTTTTAATGATTTTCTCGTGAAAATTAACTGGGATAAAATCAACGCTTCCCTTGTGCAGTTATGGGATGTGTTAGAGCCATTTGCTGAGAATGTCGGAACAGGATTACTTGATTTCTTTGATGATTTCTTTGATAAGGCGGCAGATGGAGTTAATAAACTTCCTGATCTAATTGACAGGTTCAAAGAGTTTATCGCAACATTTTCGCCAGAACAGGCACAGTCTATTGGCTATTTCCTCGGACAACTCCTGACAGCTTTTGCAGCATTTAAAGGACTTACATGGTTCGGTGGCATTTTCGGTAAAGAAGGAGTGATAGGCAAAGGAATCACCATGTTAGCAGCGCATCCATATGCTTCGATAGTGGCAGGACTTGGTCTTACTGTTGCCGCACTTGATAAATTCGGAGTGATTGATGTTGATTGGGATGGGTTATGGACAAGAATCGGGAATCTTAAAGACGTAATTGTGAATTTCATCAAAAATATTAATTGGGATTCGTTAATAAAAACAATCGGTGATGTATGGGATGTATTCCAGCCATTTGCCGAGGGATTCGCAGATGGATTTATCAGCTTTTTCGATATAATGCTGAACGATATCGGCGCCCCCCTGATTAACGCATTAGTAAGCGCCTTAGATGCTTTCGCAAAAGCCTTAGGAAAGCTTGACGATAAACAGATAGAAGCTCTTGGCGAAGCTCTGGCACGGTTTTTTATTATAAGGGGAAGTATTAAGTTTGCCCGAAATATATACAATGTAGTCAGTTCTATCAGCGCACTCAGAACAATCTTCGGTGGGTTAGGAACGGTTCTTTCCACAACCAGTGGTGCATTGCAGGCATTCTTTGGCTCTGGGCTAGGTTCTACACTTGTAGCAGGATTCGCAGACAGTATGGTTGCCTTAGGAACTGCAATAGCAGGATTCAATCTCGGAAAATGGATAAGTGTTAATCTATTCGGGGGTGAAGATAAAACTTTCGGAGAATTTCTGGAAGATAACGTATTTGGATATCAAAAAGGAGATTTTACCGGTGCTATCAACGAATGGATGAAAGATATATTCGGAGTCGGTAATAAGCTTACAGAGGATGATTTAAAGGTATTTCAGGAGTATGAAGATGCTATTCTTGGATTAGTTCGTGCAAGCCAGATTTCAGGTGAACAAGCATATCCTTTATTAACATTCCTTTCCGAATTGAAAGATAACGGATATAGCACAGAACAGGCGTTATTTGAACTCGAACTTAAACTTAATAATCTTGGGGTTTCATCAGAGGACTTCGAGAATGCAATAGCAGGAGTAAACAAACCAGTCAAAGACCTTGGAGATACAGCGGAAACATCCTCTAATCAGTTTTCAAATATGGCTGATCGGATTAACAATGTGTCGTTTGAGGATATCTCAGAACAGCTTACAGGATTCCAGACGCTTATCCAGACCGTTGACTTTGCAACTCTGGTAACAGATACGGCAAATGCAATTGATGAAATGGGCGGTATCTGGGAAAACGGAAAGCAGATTCTCGGTGAAAAAGCATTACAGGTTTATCAAGAAATTGCAAAGGGATTAGAGCCGGACGATAACGGTTACTATACTTTAGCAAACGGACAGATGGTACAGTTTGGAAAAGGTATTTCTGACTATGAAAGTACTCTACAAAGTACAATGGATTCAACTCTGCAGGGGGCAATCAACGGCGTTCTGGATAACAATTCTGGTTTTGAATTAGTTACGGAACTCGGAAAGAATCAGATTCTTGCCGTAGGTAGTGGGATTGAGCAGAACGGCAGCAAAGTCACTGAAAAGCTTAACTCAACAATTCAATCATCTGCAAAAGATGCAGAAGAAACTGCAAAATCAAGCGGTAAAACCCTTGGAAGCAACATTGCAGAGGGATTGCAGTCTGGGATTGACGGAAAGAAAGAATCCACAAAGACTTCGATTCTTGACCTAATGAATAACAGTGTAAAAGCCCCTGCGCAGGAAGCAGTAGACTCCCATTCTCCGTCCAGATGGTTCAAGCAGCTTGCAGAATACTGCGGTCAAGGATTCCGAAACGGATTAGAGCCGGGCTTTTCTGCGTCGTTCACATGGTTTGGAAGAATCCGAAGCAGAATCAGCAATTCCATTGGAAACCTGTATAATGTCGGCTGGAACTCTATTATTGGCTTAAACAATGGAATCGTAGGCGCGGCACAACAGCTTTATGCAAATGTGCAAAAAATCGCGCAAAATATATCAAATACGTTCCGCAAAGTTCTCAAAATTCACAGCCCATCTCAGGTATTTGAAGAACTTGGTAGCTACACCATGCAGGGCTTTCAGATAGGTATGCAGAACATGATTCCGGCATTGCAGTCTACAATCGGGGATATAAGCACATCTATACAGGGTATTCAGCTTCCGCAAATGGAAGCAAATATAAAGGCTGTTCCGACTGCCAAAATGTATCAGAAGCCAGTATCTGCGAATGGTACTTTTGGTGACGATATTCGCCGTGAAGTAATTGCAATCAGTAACAACACATTCGACAACAATCAGAATATCGCACAGGTTATCCGGGAAGCTGTCAAAGGCATGGCAATTTATGCAGATGGTCACTTAGTCGGATATTTGCAAGAGGAAAACGAACAGTTCAGAAACCGCAATGGATTCGGATTATTTGAAAGGTAGGTGAGGTAAATGAGTGATTTTATTGCAGGTAGCAGTTTTGAGGGATGGCTCTTGAAGTATGGAAGCAAAATTGTTCCAAACAAATACCTCGCCTACGATGATTACACTGCAACTCCAAACCAGAGGACAGAGATAGAAGCGTACAGGGACTTGAATAATCTCTTACACAGAGACACCAGTCCGAATTTTAAAACAAAAATAGGCTTCAATACCAGACCACTTTATCTGGCAGAAAAAATAGATTTACAGTCTGCCTTTGCTTCTGGACTGGTTAATAGGGCGCAGAGAAAATATAATGTCACATATTGGGATGATGAGCAGAACACTTATAGGACAGGTGTTTTTTATATGCCCGATGTGGATTACAAAATTATCAATGTGGACGAAGAAACAAAAAATATTCTTTACAACAAAATGCGGTTCGCACTGATTGAATATTAAATCAGGGCGCATGGGTGTCACAGCTCATGTGCTCTTTTGTTTTATAAATGGGAGGATGATT